AAAAAATAATTCGTAAGTGGTTGGACAAAGACCATAAAGACACAAAATATTGTCTGAAAATGGATATTGCCAAATTTTATCCTTCCATCAGCGGAGAAATCCTGAAAGCCATGCTACGTAACCGTATTAAGGATAATGATTGTCTGTGGTTACTGGGAGTGATCATTGATAGCAATTCCAAAGGATTGCCGATAGGAAACTATACCAGTCAATGGCTTTCAAATTTCTTTTTGCAAGGGCTCGACCACTACATCAAAGAAACATTGTTCGTAAAATACTATATCCGCTACGTTGATGACCTTGTTATTTTGGGAGGCAATAAACGCACACTACATCAAGTAAGAAAATTGATTGACGAATACCTCATTACTCTAAAATTAAAAATGAAACAGGATTGGCAAATATTTCCCCTATCGAGCCGTGCAATCGATTTTTTGGGATTGCGGTTTTTCAGATATAAAACTATCCTAAGAAAACGCAATGCATTGCGCATCAGGCGCAGAATGGTAAAAATTAGCAAGAAGAAAAGGATGACTCAACAGGATGCCTGCGCCATAGTCTCATACTGGGGTTGGATCAAGAGATGCAACAGCTATCATTTTTACAATAAATATGTTAAACCTAATGTTGATATTGACTTTGCAAAGAGTATAATAAGTAAATATGCTAAAGAATCTTTACGGAAAAATAGTTGATGGAGAACTTAGAATGGCAGACGCTTTATTTGAGGGATATAAGCCCTTAGTATATGCCGATATACCGGAATTTGATCAGGATAAGCAGTACGTTGTTCAAGCTAATCCCCTTGATCGAGGTGCTGATATTCTTATTGGAATTGAAATAAAAGATCTTCCGATTGAAACAAATACAGAACATCAAATGGTATAAGAATTTAGAGTAGTGATCTTCTTAATTAATTTAAGGTGTATATTTTTTTCTTACTTAAAAAAAAATAAATCTTCAATTCCTCATACAATTTTGTTATGGCAAACAAAATCAGCATTCGTGGCGGGGCATCGGCTCTTGTGGAAGAACAAGTAGCTCACCTCTCCCACGATATAACCCTTCAATCAGGCGTACTCGATATAGTAAATAACCACTGGTTGGTTGCAGAACATAACCCTCAAAATCTTAGTGTCGATATAGCAGTGGGGCGCGGCTACTTTAAGAAAACAACCATGACGTACCAAGGGTACTCAGAGGCAGTAAACACCGCGTCGATAGGTGCAAACAACAGTGGCAATCCCCGGATAGATGCGATAGTGTGGTATGTTGACCTTGGAGCGACACCAAACTCAGATGCATCAAACGTAATGAAGACCATGGTAGTAGCCGGAACTCCAGGAGCCACCCCTGCAGCCCCTGATGATGCAGCAATTCAAACAGCAATTGGATCAGGAAATCCCTTCATACGGATTGCAAACGTAACAGTAGCAAATGGAGCGTCAGCGATAGCCAACGCAAATATAGCCGACACCAGAGTTCCCTGCTATATGAAGATGCCAGGAGGCATCAAAGACACAGAAATAATAAACCCCAAGCTTTCAGCAACGTATCAGAAAACTGATGTAGGAAGTGTTTCAGGATCAAAAACGCTCGACTGCGGTACATACGGCATGTTTATCTACACCCTGGCAGCAGCAGTAACCCTAACCCTATCAGGAATGCGCGTAGGACAAAGCATCTACGTGATTATCCCAAATACATCAGCCTATGTGATCACATGGGATACAAATATATTCTTCTCCGACTCAGTAACCCCCACTCCAGTGGGCAACTATAACGGTTTCATTATCACGTGTGTGGCAACCGGGAAATATATAGGAGCACCAACATTTAGTAATGTCACAGTTGTATGAGGTTCTTAATTACCATTTATAAATTTTTAACCAAAAAGCTGAAGGGTTGCGGTTGTAAAAAGTAATATGAAAAAAACTTATTTTATTTATTACGTTGAGGGATATGATTCCGACGATATCTTTACTGATAAAAATATTGTGAAAATTGAAGTACACGCAATAAGTGAGGAAGACGCGGTAAGGAAAGCGACTATGTCGATAAAAAGAAAGCATTACAAAGTGTTTGGCTGTTACGAACGACTATATGTCAACAATTCCTAAAGATGTCATTCTTATATGGACCGGTCTAAACTCTGCAATTCCAGCTCTATGGAATCGAGAGACATCTCTTGATGGTCTTTTCCCAAAGGGATGGGATTATTCAAACGCTCCCAATATAACAGGAGGGAATGCAACACACACTCATACATCTCCAGCACATATTCATAGCATGGCCGTAGGACATACACACACCTATCAGACAAATACAAAAAATTGGGGATCCTCCGGAGATACCGGGGATGGCTCAGGGACATGGGTAGCCGATCACTCCCATTCGGGAACTTCTGATAATGCAAATGCGAATAATTCATCCTCTGTTGCCACGACATACTCTTCTTATTCAAATGACCCACCAAATAGAAGAGTTATCTTTATAAAAGCAACTCTCGGAGCACAACTTCTCGACAACATCGTTGCTCTGTGGGGAGAATCGGATACAGCACCAACTAATTGGAGCAAGGTAACCGAGCTTGCAGATCGCTATTTAAAAGGTGCATCAGCCGGAGCAGATGCAGATTTAGCTACCGATAATGGTTCATTAATAAATTCACACACGATAACTCATACACACACAGGTTTACATACTCACGGAGGTATTATGTACGGTCCTGGAGGTGGGGATAAAAACCGTGCCGATGGTGGTGGGGATATGACGCCCTCCGGGCATTCACATCAACTAATACTTGACGCACATACAGATACTTTTGCAGATAATGATGCAATTTCCGCACAATCAGAAAACGTTGAGCCATTATATAAACGATTACACGCAATTAAAAAAGGCACAGGAGGGCTAAAAGAGAAAAAGATAATAGGTATTTGGCTTGGAGATCCAACAGCAATACCAAAGGGATGGACTCTTTATACTGCTATGAAAGGGTATCACCTTAAAACAGGAGACCCAACAACAAGTGCCATAGGTGGATCAAACACTCACACCCACGCGTCCCAAACACACTCGCATACTATCACAAACGCTTCACACAATCATACTGGTAGCACAACACAAAATGATGGGATACGAGACGGCTGTTGTAGTCGTCAATATGTAACGGTACACAGCCACACTCTAACAAGCGTAGGAAATGGGACGGTCTCTTATAATAGCTCTACCACCACCGCAGATAGTTCAAATAATGAGCCTCAATACCGAACAGTCGCATTTATAAAATTTGAAAAGGAAATAGGTGGAGCAATTGCAGCAACTCAGATGATGGGTTAATAATTTAATTTTTTATATGTTATTCAAAGACATGGACATAACCACATACCAGGACCGAAAACTAGCGGGATTAATTGAAATCACAAAAGCCACATCCGGGTATTCATTCAAACACAAAAGGTTTGACGTAGAAACAGGAGCCGAAACAGATCCAGTATACGAGAGCATCGATGTTGATTCTCTGACTCAGGACCGGGATACTGCAGCAAGAAAAGCTAGTGTCCTCAATGACATCATCACGGAAATCGGAACTCTCTGACAACATTAAAATAAATAGTCAATCACTCATACAATTATTGGTATGAAAAACTATCCCAAACTGTTCTCTCAACGCGATCCACAATGGGCAGGTATTCAGCTCGGTAATGCAGCTGGTTCAACTCTCGGCGATTACGGATGCTACGACACCTGTTTTGCAATGATCGCCTGCTACTTCGGCAAAGATACGAACCCAGCAAAACTAAATCAGGACTTCAAAGCGGGAAATATATATGTAAATGCAAACCTTCTCACAGATGACGCCCTCAATAAAATATACGGAGACATTCAGTATGTTGGATCGGACCATTATGAATCGGTCCCAGCGGATCTCAACAAGCTCCAATCCTACATGCAAGATGACAATCTAACTGTCACTTTGTGTATTGATATGGGAGCCAACGGTTATCACTTCGTTGAAGCAGTTGACTGTGATGGCAAGAGCGTGACGATCGCAAACCCCTGGACCGGAAATGTAGAACCATTCAGCAACCTATACGGCAATCCAGTAACCCAAATCCTTCGCTACATCGTATATAAAGGTGTGGTAAAAAAGATGGTCCAGGTCCCCTCCGACGACTTCGAGGGTTTAGTTTTCAAATCAACACAGCACGACAAGATGGTCCCATACCTCGGTTTAAACGACCCCCGCAATACCACATTTGAAGATGAGCAGAAGGTAGTCGCAGGGTACAAAAGCCGTGCCACAGACCTCCAAACCAAACTAGACGTTGCATCGTCTGAAGCCTCAAGTCGGACTGAGCAGGTTGGCAGATTACAAGGTCAATTGACAGATGAGGTAAAACTACGTGGGGCGCTCACAGACAAGCTAAACGCAACGGTCAATTCTATGCCAGGTATCCAGAAGGTATATGAAGACAGAATCGGGGTACTCCAGGGGCAGATCGACCAGATGGGTAGAGACAAAGGACAACTCAATGCAACAATCCAAACCCTAACAACGAAAGTAAATGATCTAGCAAAGGGGCAAGTTTCAAGTTTAACGGCAAAAGACCTCGCAAAGCTTTTGGTTAAAAAGTTAACCGGAAGATGAAGACTATGAAAAAAAAAGATATTGAGCAAGCAGCCGCCGATGCTGTAAAAGTTATTGCTGCTGCCGCTTCGGAAGCCGCTCGCACCGTCGCTAATGCTGCCGCAGAAGCCGTGAAAGTTAGCAATGTAAAAGGTGCAGATGACCATGATTTATTGGTTGTTCTTAATACCAAAATGGAGGATTTAAAAACAGACATTCAAGATTTAAAGGATGGAACGTCCACTCGGATAGCCACACTAGAAAATGAAAAACTAAACATAAGAGACTCCTACCCTATTTTGTATAAAAAAGATGTCGATACAAAATTTATAGATCATGAAAAAAGAATTAAAACTATAGAAAGTTTAAATACAAAATTATCAGTGATGTTAGGTATCGGAATTGGCATTTTGTCTTTCTTGGTTTCCTTGATGATATATCACATTTTAGGTAAGTAAATTATTAATTAAATTAAACAGTATGAATCCATCAACACCTATGTCACTTAACAAAGTAGATTACACAAAAATCGGGAAAGATATTATGTGGTTTTCCCTTGTCCCTCTTACTTTTTACATTACCTCTGTACTTGGTGTGATTGAACTGCCAGGGCACGTAATCGCTCTAAAAGATTTCATCCCAAGCAATGCAACGATCATCGCAATTGTATGTTGGGTGCTAAACCAGCTCTTGAATCTGATTAGAAAATATATTGCCTAAAATAATGGATAACCAGCCGCTGCTATTGAGTGAGAAAGATGTTTGCGTGATCATCCTCACAAATAGAATAAAAGATATCCGCCGGGAAGAAGAGCAGCTTATACAAAGCGGGACAATGTACGATAAAACCCGCTTCGCAAAAAAGATCGGGGGAATAAAGAAGTGTATTCAATACATACTAGCTCACTGAGTTTTTGCGCTTTCCCTCTCCTCAATCTCCGCTTTTTTTTCAATACGTCGAAGTTCGTTCAATATTTCTTTTTTATGTTTTTTTGTTTTTTGCGAGAGGTCATCGAATTTTTTATGAAGTGTCCGGTGAAAAATGTAGTGAAAGGCAACAAGAGAGAGAGAAACGCTTATGACGACGGCGACCCCTATGTCGATCAGCGTATCAACTTTAAATAAAGGCAGTAGGAAATTATTCATGTCTTAACCGTGGCATTTCAACTACTAATTTAATCCTAGTCGCAGTTTCCTCATGTGTCAACTTGAAAAGACCACGCGGAATCAAATCAACCAGTTTGCGAACCATAACCCGAACCACATTCAACGTAAGGTCCGGGGAATTAACTGGATTTAAATGTGCCGCATCGATAAGATCGTCAATGATGGATTTATAATAGCGCTCAAAAGTCATCTGTATATTCTTATGTCCGAGCTTTTTTGCCACAACCTCCAACTTAACACCCGCCCGCAGATCCGAAGTGGCAGAGGTCGCTCGGAGCTTTCGAAGCGAATAGTCTGGCTTATGGATTTCTGCGATCGTCAAGCGCTCCCGAATCTCACGATTTACGGAGTGTTGGTCCATTGGTCCACGTTCTGTACCAAAGACGAAACCATGGGCATACCTGTGCAGTTTTTCCACATCTTTTGCAAGGGATGGGAGAACAACAACGACACGATGCTTACGCGTTTTTGTAGCGTACACCTTGAAATGATCCCCATACCAATCAGACCACTTTAAATTGCGAAGCTCTCCAGTACGTAACCCATTGGCAAGTTGAAAGCGAAAGAGTGTCTTCATTCGATGGTTAAACTCATTGGTATATTTTGTTTTATCGACAAACTGTAAAATGTCAAACTGGTGACGCGATGGCACAGCTGCAACAAAGCGATCCTGTTCCTCAGAGGAGAGCGTATCATACATCGGAACCTCCTCCCGGCGGGATTTGAGATCTGCAATAGCATCAGGCAATTTAAGAATGCGTGCAATCTTACGAAGGGTAACAATATATTTATTTTCAGTAGATGGCGAGGCATTAAGAACATCGTGTACATACCGTACAAAAGCCAGGACACTTTCCCCTGAAAAGTCCCTCCGGTTTGAGTCGAACCATCTCTTGACAATCAAGAAACGGCTTTTATAGGAACAAACATTCCCTGCACTCTGATCGAACCCCTCCTTATAGAAAATGAATGCAGAAAATTGTTCCCAATTCACCTGCAACATGACCTTTTTGAAACGCGTCGAACAATGTCTAGTTTAGGATTTGAGCCAGCGCATCCGCCAAACTCATAATTATAGACGGAACTAAAAAGGCGTCTATTTTTTACGCGTTTTCCACTTGACAACTCTTTAAAAACAATCTATCATGTAGCTGTTCCGATACAAAATTGTATCAGAACAAGCTAATTTACAAATTGTTCTCGCTTCTAACTTCTTCCATCCGAGACCTCGGTGTGCGGAAATCCGCAACCACCTTGGCTACCTCAGCATGGAACGAGCAGAAACGAGACACCTAGCAAACCTATGTGTCCGAACGTTCCGAAATTTGATTATAGCATAAATGTAGGGGAATCTAAACAGTTACTCGCAGATTATCACAACACAACAAACCGATTACAGGTATTAACGATAAAACGAGCTGAAATCATAAGCTCAATTTATGACAAAAGTAAATCGCTGCGTAAAACGTCCGAAATCTACGAACAACTCTCCAACCACACACTCCACTTCAGCAGAGTTTTGACCATTACAAAGTGGTTTAAAAAACTACGAAAGAAAGGGGGTGAACTACTTTGAGAAAACTACAGCAGATCGTCGATTCGATAATGGAGCTTTTAAGCCCATATCACAACAACCCAACTGTTTCGCCATTCAAAAATGGCAATGATTACCGGATAGATATGAGAGCGTGGACCGTGAAGAAAGGACTGTTATACAAAAAAGGATCAGCTATGAACTGACCCTTTATTAAAAATTACCCAAAATAATGACCACTAAAATTTTATCAAACACAAACAAACTTGTCAAATTGAATAAGGAAGAGAGCATGACACCAATCAAATCAGAAATAGAAACATTGATATCACAGGCCATTAATAAAAAGGTCCCAGTCGAAACAATGGAGAAACTCTTATCGATGAGACGTGAGCTAAAACAGGAGAAGGCAAAAGAAGAGTTTGATAGCGCCATGTCAATATTTCAATCTAAATGCCCCACAATAGTGAAGGATAAAAAGGTTTATGAAAAAAATTCCACTACAAAAGTAAGGTACAGTTACGCTCCCCTAGAATCAATAGTGGCACAGGTAAAGTCTCATTTGTCAGAAAATGGCTTTTCATACAGAATAAAAGTCGCACAGGACGAAAAAATGATAAGCGTTACCTGCATAGCTACTCATATTTCAGGGCATTCAGAGGAAACAACGTTTAGCGTTCCTATAGGTTCAGAATCATATATGAGTGATGTGCAGAAATACGGGGCACGGCTTACATTTGCCAAGCGATACG